AAGGTCTAGTTGGTTAGATGAGTTTTGAACAAACCTAGTTGCGTTCGTTCCATCGTACCCTACCCGAAACTGCTCGCTAGTTGTTTGGATATGTAGTCTAGCCGATGGTGTTAAAGTACCAACGCCAAGTCTTACGTTTGTTGTGTCTGCAGAAAATACGGCTGTGCCACTGGAATTGTTAACCCTAAATGATGCTGTGCCATTTACTCCTGTTTGGATTGCTAAATCAGAAGCACTAGAAACTGTGAATGTATGGTAGTTGGTTGCATCGTAGCCCAACCTAAGTTGCTCAGTTATTTTTTGAACATGTAAAGCCGCCGATGGCGCTGCACCTGAGCCAATCGACATAGCTGTGGCAACTATAACGCCTAAAGTATTCGCCCAATTTACGGCCATCAAACCTAAAGAGTCTTTCAGTATCCGCGACTGATAGTCTATCGACTGTATGTCCGTTGAATCTTTTAAATATCTACCACTGAACCAATCAAGAGAGACGACACCGTTGTCGTCAAGTAATTGCGAGTTATAATAATCTACGCTCGGATTACCAGAGCTAAAATTATACAAGCGTCCGACATTTACATCTATTGATAACTGATTAGGATTAGGGCCTGCTAACGTGTATATTTGTCCCGTTTTTATCTGCGTAGCGAATAGATTATTTGCTCCCAAATTAACAGTAGCCGTGGCCCCTGTGTAGGGGACGTAACCTGATAAATCCTTTACTACGTCTAAGTTTCCTGTGAACGGATTGAAAGCGAAAGGCATTAAGTCCTCGCTGCGGAAGTTAAGATTGCTTTTGTTACTGGATCAGAATAGTTAAGCGTTATTGTGGCTACTGTAGTTCCACCACTACCACCAGTCTTGAACGTGTAAACCTCTTGAGATGTAGTCGGATAAGCAACGCCAACATAATCATAATCTTGCACAGCAAACCCCGAAGTCATCACCTGAACTTGAGAACCGTCTGCCTTAGTAACACTAGCCGCTGTAAACGGTGCGCCCTGATTCGGTAAGTATTGATTTGCCATACATTAAGACTTTAAGCTTCCAGGCTCTTGCGGTTTATTTGATGCAATAGCTCCTGTAATTTCTCCGCTCTTATCTTTTGTAAACTTGTAGTGCTTAACACTTGCGCTTGCTTTCTGTGCCTTATCAGGCGCATCGGACTTTAGGATTGAGTGAAGCTCTGTAATGTGATTATCAGTATGGTGCTTATTGTCTTGCAACATCTGGACGTGTTGTTGATGCGCTTGAACGGTAGTTGCCAATCGCTCAAACTTAGCATTTCCTTCATCTAGCTTTAACCGCATCGCATCAATCGTTCCCGCTAACTGAGTCTGCATCACTGCTATCTGCTGATTTGCTTTTTCTATTTCAGTGGTTGCTTGAATCTTTAGCACATCCACCTCAATCTTCTTATTCTGAATCAGTACATCTTGCTGTGCCTTCCAAGTTTCTAGCGCCTGGTTTGCTTGCTCAATCTGTGCTTTTTGCTGCATTGCCTGAGTCTCCATCTGAGCCTTAACCTGCTCAATCTGTAACTCTACTTGTGACTTCTGCATTGAGGCTTGCACTTCTGCTTGCTTACCTTGCGCTGTTAGCTGTGCAATCTGCATGTCTGATTGGGCTTTAACCATTGCGGGATCAGGAGGAGCTTGACTTGCCGCTTGCATCTTCTGCTCTGCAATCTGTGAGACTTGCTGCAACATCTCAGTGTACATGGATTCAACTTCTTTGCCGCCCTTATAGTTACGTGCAACACGTTCAAGGAATTGAATAGCAAATTTAGCCATCGGTGGATACTCGTTGATCATGTCCTTCATTTGGTTGAAGAATGCACCAGTAGACTGTAAGAGATCCGCATTATCTGCACGATCTTGCTTCTGATCCACTGCCACCATTGAGTCACTTGCAATTACTAGCTTAAAGAGATCCTTTGACTCCTTAAGCAAGTTGACTGACTCATTGGCTAACTGCTGCCAAGGTATACCAGGGTTACCAGTCTGTGGATCTGGCTCAACTTGTAGCGGGCCAAATAGAGACTCGGCATCTCCGCGTTCTAACAACACTTCAGGGCTAAACTTAGTCGCAATGATTGTGCCTAGCTTCTCAATCCCATCTCCAATGAATTTAGCAAACTGATTCTGTCTAACAATCAGGCCCATGCTAGACCACTGGTTCTCTAAGCGGTTAGCCGTTGCCGTCTTAGTTGGATTAGAAATCCCCTGCATTAAGTCGGACACCTTGAGCGTTTGAAAGAGTTGCTGTTTAGCAGCTTCAAACTCTTGATTGAGGATCTGCAACGCATTGACATAAGGCTCAGTGTTTAAGTACTCAGTACCACCACTCAAACCACCAGCGGCACGGGTCTTTTCCCACTGTTTAACAGGCCGCATCTGCAAGTCACCCTTAAACATGTCTTGCATTACGTCACCCAATGACGGGTTGTAAACACCGTTTGCTCTGATTGCTTGAATCATTCCATGTTTACGCTCTGCAAGTCTTTCCACTTCTAAAATTTGATCCTTAGCATGTGTGAAGTCTGAGACTGGAATCGTTGAGTCTGGGTCAATTGATTGGTTGACTACTGAGCAAGGATAAAAGCCTGGAAACTTGATCGGTGCATCGCCTGATTCAACTACTGATGATTTGCCGCGTGATTGAATGAAGAGTTGCTTGTTGTTTACCTCGTCCCAAACTTCCCAGATGTCGGCTTTGCCATTCATCGGGTTACGGTCATCTCGAGCCACTTTGTTATCGCGCATTGAGTCAGGGTATGCGTCATATTTAAGATTCTTAGCTACATCTTTACCAAATATCTCTTCAGCCTCTTCACGGTCTAAGTAACCGCGCTTACCTCTCCAAGTGATCTCCTCTTCATTTCTTGAATCAGAGTTTAAGTAATCATTGTAAGCAACAAACTTAAGCACAGCCTTCTCGCCCTCAATCGAATCTAAGCTATAGCTAAACTGCGATCCCTCTTGCTCTACCTCAGCCGGATCGCCTTGGTACAGTGAACCATCAGGCAAATAAAGGCCGCCGTCACCTGGCATTAACTGAATATTTTCAGCCTTGCCTAGTTCACACTCATAGCAAGCCCAGAGGACAGAGCGCCCTGTTAACTGCAGCGAGAGCGCCGACATATAGCCCACAAAATCAAAATCAAAATCTAGATCCATGCAGCGCTGTGTGTTGCGTTCAAGCAATACCGCAGCCATGTCTAGCTTCTGACTCCCTGCATATTTGCGTAAGTTGACTTCTGCTCTTGGAGTTGAACTGTATAGGGCGGGGATCAGCGTGTTCACGATGTACCACCAGACATTAGCCCTACGCATTAGGCCTTCGTAGTTCTCACGCGAGTTATAGACGCGGATAGACTGCTCAGCTTCCTTAATAAAGAACTTCTCGTGTCTCCTAGTAGCATCTGCAATCTCTTGGCCCCAGTAAGCTGAATCAAATTTCGTAGACTTTGCTGTTGGTTCTTTCTTGCTTGCCATTTAGATCCGTGATTGGTTTTGCTGTCTCTTATGTTCTTGAATAAAATCTGCAATGCGAACAATGCCCTTCTCAATTGCTGGCTTCTTTGGTGGACTGTATACGGAATCAAGTAAGACCTCCATTAGGCCGTATGTGAGCGCATCTATGCCGTGATCATTACTCATTGGGTCAATTCGTTCAGGATGTTTTAGGTCAATACCAGCCGCAGGTATAGTATCTATTAGGTACTTGCAAGTTGTAAAGATGTAGATTAGGGGTTGAGTGCCTAGCTTGCCAAGTCTGCGCCGTAGTTGTGACCATCCTTGAATCTTATCCTTATCTGCTTTTTGCCATACTCGCATGTAAGGATATTCGCGTGCCCAGACATCGTGAAACTCTTGTGCAATGCTTACGTTTCCCATGTCGTTAAAGATCTGACCATCAGCAACCATCTGGCAATCTTCACCTTTAGATAGCTTTGCAATCGTATGCGCCATCTCAACGTTTTTAATTCCCTTGCCGGTATACTCACGGTAAACAACAGCAGCACCTTTGGGGATTTGCATCTCATTACCCTGATCATCCTTGCCGCTGCAGATTGCAAACCACACAGCACAGAAGGGCGCATTGTGTCCCCAGTCGTAACTACATACACGGTGCCAGTGCTCAGGGATTGCAAATGGCTCAACCAAGTGTCGTGCTCCAAACTCAGGGAAGAAGCTACCTTCGTGAATCTCGAAGTCGCCCTCTAGCCAAGCTCGCACTAACTCAGGAGATCCCACCATATGCAACGCATCAATGTAATTTGGATCTTTAGCAAGTAGGATTGGGTTGTCTTTAATTTTGCTTGGTATGTAGATGTACGGGATCCTGTTGCCGCTTGGTAGCACCTTGTAGAGTGTTCGCATTCCTAGCGGTGCTGGCTTTACGAATAATTCGCGTAACCAGTAGTGACCTGGGCCTCCTGGGTTAAACGTTAGTATGAGTTGAGTTGGAACGCCTGAAGTAGAGCGCAATGCACCAAACAGTTTCCAGATTGGTGCTGGGTCTGGGTAATTTCCAGCTTCTTCGACAGCAGCATCGGTTAAGTTCTGGCCTTGCAGCTTTGCAGCATCCGAGTCGTCCATTAGTGGACGAAAGCGCAACCTACCACCAGCCCTGAAAATAAACTGCCGCTCTACTTTGTTGTAGGTTGCTCCCATTGGCTCGTAAAGGTCACGCGCTCTATCGATTAGATCGTCTGCTCCAGTTAGTTCCCTGCGGAAAAAGATGCCGTTAAATGCTTTACCGTAGCGCTGTTGTTTAAGTCCGTACTTGCCCAGTACACCGTCAGTCTTGCCACCACCTCTAGCGCCACCAAACCCAATCAGCCTGTAAGGACATTTGATTAGCACCTCTTGAGGGCTTGGAATATCTGATCGGATTACGCCATCTTTAATTGATGGCTGTGGCTGCCAAATTATATTAGGCTCGCTCATTCCTCTGCTTTTGGTGCAAACTTAGTTGCAAATTCATCAGCACTTAAGGCACGTTCAAGCATCAAAGCCAATGGAGATCCGTCCGGCCCTGACATCTCAACAGATGCCATCGCCTTACCGTAAAGCCTGTCTAGCGCGTCCTTAGTTGCATTTAGGCTGATCGCCTCATCCTCTGATTTAACGTGCTTCATTAACTGTTTAAACAGCTTATCGGCTTCGGGCATGAGCTTATCGCGCAGTATTTTATTGCGGTGCGCTGAAGAGGTGTTTAGCCCCTCTGGATTACCTGATTGGCCCTTTTTGAAAGTCACTTGCTTATTAAGACTAACTTGTTAATAACTTTACCCTAAACTATTAACACTTATTTGGCTAGCCTAAGACTTAAACTGCCTCCACCACCTCAACGAAGCGCTCGAAGGAGCGGATGCACTCCGCATGGTAGCCGATGTGCTTGAAGTAGGCTAACCAATGCTGTTGCTCGTCACTTAACACACCCTTGGGCAACTTCAGCTCAACCGCAATCTTGCGATGGCAGTTCACCCAGTCAGGCCAACCTCGCTGCTGTCCTGAGCGCTTAGCCGTTAGACCCGCACGAAGGCCGTAAATTCCGCTTCCTCTGTTCTCCCCAGCGGAATGGTGCCAGTGACTAAAAGCGTTTACTACAGGCAATCCTTGGCCCTCTGACTTAGCCTTGAGCCACTCTTGCGTGTAGACCTGGAAACCTAGCTCGCCTTTGATGTCGTGGACGGGTAAGTTCTGGATGTAGACGGGCTTACTACACCAGACTACCTCGACATAGCGTAGATTCGCCCGCGCCCCCCTGCTTGATTTGATTCTTGGCATTACCAAAACCTAAAATCCTGGTATCGAGCTTTCCGCTCCGCTCCCCTTAAGGGGGAGGCGGAAAGCAGATAGTTCGATATTTTGTACTTATGGAACTTTCGGCCTACTATCGGAAGGTATTTTCTGATAGTTCCTATAGTTCGTATATTTGAGATGAGGGCTAAAAAGGCTCATCCTCAAAC